GTATATGCAGTCCCACCATTCATGCTCTACATTGATATATAAATGTTTTTCAATAGCTTTTTTCTTGGCATCTTCAGATAATTCGCTGAATTTGTAAAGGTTTAGTGTAATTGTTTCCATGTTGATTAATTTTTGAATGTTAAAATTGCAGGTTTTCGGGTTATCCTGCATCCCATCGGGTTAGTTAAAAAATATGAATTCGGTACATTCTGCATGCTCATCCATGCCCATATCTTGGAAGGTGGTGTAGCATCCATCGGCATCGAATAAATAAACTGCGTCTAGTACTTCGCTGACAATATCAGCACTGAATAATTGTTTTGCTTCTGCAATTTTTTCTTTCATGTTGATTAATTTTAAGGCAAGTTAATAATTGATTGAATGTGAAGGTGTTAATGAGTTGTTAATATATGTTTCTCGTCTATTATGAAATAGGTGTTGTAAGGTTTTGCAAAATATACGAGCTTGGACGTTAGTGCGTTTTCGAGTTCAACTAAGTCAATTTTGAATAGGTTGCTATCAAGTGCGTGGTTGATTGCATCCTGTACTGTGGTGAATGTTAGTAAATTTTCCATGTTGTTGTGTTTTAATCTTCGGTATAATCTGATAATTGTTGCGGATAGGTAGGTTTTTTTCTCATGATTAATTATTTTGAAAGGTTTGTAAATAATCAGCGTTCAATTCTTTTTCCTCCCTGTACAATGATGCGGCATTTTTCCAGCTTTTATCCATCCAACTATCAACTTCCTTTTCGCTGTTTGTGTCTTTTACCTTGTATGCGGTTACAATGTAGCTTGATTCATGTTCTAATTTCCAAAGAGAGTATTTCATGTTACTTGTTTAATGTGTTTACAAAATTGGGTGCTATTGCAAGGTCAATCACTGAAATTCGAAGGCGGTTGTAGTTGTTTCTTTCTGCCCATGCCTTGCCTTTCTCCATCAGTTCGGTTTGGTTTACATAACCTTTGCATTGGTACAATACTTCTTCCATGTAGTCGGGTGCATCAGCTTTGCATCCCCATAAAATTGTTTCCGTAAGTGCTGAAGGGTTGTAATACGTTGCTTTCATGTTATTTTGTTTTAAGGTGTAAATTAGGGGATACATGCTGAATATATCCCCAATGAATAGTTAAAATTCGTAATTGTCAATATCAAGAGTGAATAGGTCAGAAAATTCGTGGTAGTTGTCGGCTACATATTCGGCAATATTCTCAAGAATATCCGGCAAATTATCAGCATCTAGATAGCTGAACGATTTCAGGTTGCCGTATCCGTCAAACATTACATAATCGTGTGAAGCGTTCCAATCTCCATAGGCAACCCGACAGGCAAGGCGGAAACCATCTGAAGCGGTATAACCTAGCATTTCAAAAAAGTCTTCATCGTTCGTGTATATTGTGTCATCAAGGTAATTTGCTGACTCACAAAAACGGTTGTTAAGGTCAAAAATTTCTGAGCTGTTCATTTCTTTGATTTCTGCAATGATGTCGGTAACGAATTGCTCTTTGGTTTGTGTTGTTGTGTTCATGTGTTTAAGTTTTAAAGGTTTAAAATAGGGGCATATTTCAGCCCCTGTATTGATTTAAAGTGTTGTCATTGTCCAATCAAGCTCAGCAAATAGCTTCCTATTTTTTTGGCAGTTGCTGAATCTTACTGAGTGGAGTTTAATAAAAGCCTGTCCGTTTTCTTGGATAATGTTTACCTGTCTAAATCCTGAATCTGAAATACAGGAACTGAACAGGGAAAGACTGTCAAATATTTGGAAGCCTTGTATTTTGTACAGGACAAAAAATGTTGTTTGGTTTGATTCCTGTAACTTGAAAAATTTTGCATTGTAAAGGGAATATCCTATTAAGGTTTTTTCCGCTTCCTGTTTGTTGTAGTCAGCCTCAGGGCTGTCGATGATTTCCTGTGCTGTTACCTGTGTCAATAGATAGTCTGGCTGAATGCCTGACTCATTAAGGAACTGAAGTACTGAATTTTTCATGTTGTTTAAATTTAGCACAAGGTAAGGGCTAACAATATCGAAACAATAAAAGCACCTGTTAAAGTTTTCTTAAAAAGAATTGAGCTCAGATTTTACCTTATATGGTATGAAAATAATTGCATGCCTGAAATATAAAAACTCGTCTTTGTCTTGTTATGGTTAGCATGTTAGCTTTTATGGTTGCAGCTTAGGAAATAGCAATGAAGGGTTAAATTAGGTTAGCTTTTTATTGGGTTAGTATGTGGGTTGAGAATCAACCTAACAACCATGTACAAACCCTTTACAACAGGGTACACGGTAAGGGCAAAACGAGTTGCCACCCTACCCCTGTATGGATGGATGATGATGAGAACCCCTATAACTAGCATATCTAGCCTATTATCAGCATTGTTTCATGTGTTGTTAAATACTAAATACAGTATATATTGTAGCAAGGCTCTAATGCAGTCTGGTATTGATTCATTGGTCTACGTTTTGTAAGCTAAAGTATACGAATAGTAAGCTAGTTTCACTAATCTTATCTGTATATTATTTGTATTGTTAGTATATTTATTGTATATTTGCTATATGAGTATCAGCAGAAGAGAGACATATTCAGCCAATCCTTTTAGGATAGAACACAAGCATATTGTTAGGATTCCTAGAAAGAGTGGAGATGTTATTGTTGAGATGAAGAATGCTGATATGCAAGACCATATACGCATATTCCCAGAGATGCATGATGACATGGAGCTTTTAAGCGCTATGGCGCTCAAGCTGCTTGTATACATATTCAGCGAGATTAAAGAAGATGTTGATGAGGTGTACATAGACATAGAGTCTTTTGTAAGATTTACAAATAGGCGCAAGATAGGAGGAGATGACCAAAAACCTATCAGCAACAAGACAGGGATATATCGTGGGATAGATGACCTTATTGAGCGAAATATCATAGCTCGTAAGGCTAGTGATGCTAAGGTGTTCTATATCAACCCAGCTAAGTTCTTTTGTGGCAGCAGGGATAAGTGGTATGATAAGATGAAGACAATACCACCAGAGATGCGGAGCATACTTGTGGATAGGAGGATTAATGGACAAAACGGAAATTGGTAAACTATGATATGTTACATCTGTGCTAATCCAGCTGAACATTCCATCAAGGTACACGATAAGATTACGTTTTCTTATTGTGATGACCACATCAGTGAAGTAGTACTAGGTATCAGCGAGTACGTTCTCAAAGGCTCGCTAGATAAACTAGAAAAGGCTAAGGCTGATTACAACGCTAAGGGTCCTGCTAGTTCTGAGTTCGAGAAATGCAAGAGCATCGAACAGTACCTTGAGGGAGAAGATTTTGGATTAGAGCAAACATTATGATTACAATATTTGGACAAGTGCCATCTAAAAGCAATGGCTACAGGGTAACTTGTATTGCTGGTAGAGGTCAGCTCTATAAGACAAAAGAGCTAAAGACATACGAGAAGAACTTTGGTTTGCAATACAAGAGACATCCAAAAATTTTAGGTAACTTCGAACTTGTAGTCAGCGTATACTTTCGTAGCAACAAGAGTGATTTGGATGGGATGTTTAAGGTGGTACTCGATTGTTTACAAAGCGTAGGTGCGATTGATAACGACAGGTACTGTATGAGGATAGTAGCTAGTAAGTTTGTTGATAAAGAAAACCCTAGAATAGAAATAACTTTAAATAAAATAGAAGATGCCAAAACAAATTAGAATGCGCAAGCGTGAAATGAAGCAAGAAAGAGTACACGCCAACGACAGAAGAATGGAAATGCAAGCTAAAGAGCTAGGTAAAGGACGTAAAGACCTACCACTTATAGAGACTCGTGCAGAGCGTATGGCTGCTGAAGAAGGAGTTTCTGAAGCGGTTTCTGAAATGAACAAGCCAACCGCATCTAAAAGAGCAGTAGCTGTTGTAATGAGAAATAAGTCAGTTGCTCCTAAAGCTACTAAGAAGGTTATGCAGTCAATTGCTGACAAAGTAGCTAAAGCCAGAGCAGCAAAAGGTACACAATCTGAAAAGTACAGAAAGTGAAAATAAAAAGAAAAGGCGGATACTATTCTGAGCGTGGTCTTTGGGATAACATAAGAGCAGCAGCTGAACGAAATAAGCGCAGCGGTGCTACTCCTAAGAAACCTACAAAGGAAATGCTCAAGCAAGAACGCAAAATAAAAAAAGACTATGGCAAAGGTTAAAATAAAGCCAAAGCCAAAAGGACCTGAATACGTTGATAGTGTTCTGCAAAAGAACATGCATCTTGATTGGGTCAAAAGGCTTTATGAAAAGAATACACCATCAATGGTATTAAAAGGTCAAACAGACCCAAGTACACATTTTATGGAGTCAAGTGATGGAAAAGTTTATCCAACCATAGTTAGAACACCTGAAGGAAAATTACAGTACCTTGGTGACAAAGCAAGAGATTACGCTATTAAAACAAAAACATACATTGAGTTTCCGTCTGATAAAGATGCTACTTGGTTTGGAGAAAATTACAAGAAAGGAACTAATGTTTTAAAAAACAAATAAAAATGGCAAAGATTAAACTTAAAAAAGAAATAGTAGAGTACAAGACAGTTGTACCACGTCCTGCTAACAGAGCACCTAAAGGTGAGTTGATAGTAGGCAAGAAGTTTACTCCTTCTCCTTCACCATCACTACAGATGGATGCGCTGAAGAAAAAGAAAAAATAATGGACGCACTAAACACACAAATAGGTGGTACTCACTACAAAGAGTACTCCATACAGCCCATTGAATTTATTCATGCTAACAACATTCCTTTTATTGAGGGAAACATCATCAAGTACGTTATCAGACACAAACAAAAGAACGGACTGCAAGACCTCGTAAAAGCAAAGCATTACATTGATTTACTAATTCAAATGCAATACCATGAGAGCAAAGAGAAAGTCATTAATAGTCAAAGCGCACCTCGAACAGAAGGAGTCGCATGAGATACAACTCCCAGATGGTTCTACCATCAGCATTTATCTAGGACGTAAATATGGGGAAAACAACAGAGAGATTAATCCAACCATTGCTGAAGTAGTAAGCGTTGGTGACGAGGTATTCGACATTGAGGTAGGTGATAAGTTGATTTTACACCATAATACCATCATGAACGAAGCAGCATACATCAGAAAAGAAAATCAAATAGTATGGATAGGTATACCGTATAATGAATTGGTTTATGCAAAACTAAATTCAGATGGTACACTTACTCCACTGAGAGACACGCTGATAGGAGAAAGAATTGTAAGACCAAAAGTATCAGAGCTTGAGTACGAAGAAAAAACAGAGCAGATGAAATTCAAGATACTATCTGTTCCAGATGGATACAAGGATGTAAAGCCGGGTGACACAGTTCTTGCATACAAACTATCTGATTATGAAATGGTATATCATCACAACAATAAAGAGTGTCGTGCAATCAGAATAGATTCAAAAGACGTGCTAGGCATATTTAATTAGTGTTATATTTGGGCATGAACACTACGCAAGAATATGAGATTATGCTAGTGAACATGCTGACTGGTGCTGTAGCGAGGTTGTATGTTTATAGGATTAATGACATTGTGTATGAAGATTATACAACTGGTGGGGTTTGCTTGTTTTTTGACAATCATAAAGAGCTGACGAGCGTTATATGCAGCTATGATGATATAACAACTGACGCAAGAGATTTCTTTGATGGAACGCATCACTACTACGCAATGCTGTGTGACACAGAGGAGGAGCTGGATGAAGAGGAAATAGATGAGCTCTTTTATGGAATTAAAGGAGGAACCATGAACCTTATCAGAATCGAACCATTCGATGAGATTAGGCTTGATATATGTTTAAACTAAATGGAAGAACGCATAAAACAGCTGGAGGATGAACTTCTCCTTTACAAGCAAGATGGCATGTTTGCCTTATACTTTTCTCTTAATAGAAAGATGAATGAGCTTTCACGCTCTATGAACGACTTTACGCTAGATTTCAGAAGCGATGATAGGTCATTTGACAGGTTTCAAAAGATTACAACTTCACTGCGTGAAATGGTAGAATCAGCCAACTGGCTAAGGAATAACTACATGAAGATGTCTGAAGAAGAGGCTAAAGAAGCTGAGAAAAAGGGTATACCACTGATTGAGCAGCTTGCAAAACAAAACAAGAAGTGAAGAGCCGTACCATAAAATACAAGGGTCTGGATATCAAGATGGATATTGATATTGATAACATTATCAAAAAAGTATCCTCTAAATACAAGCCAGAGATTGAAAACTACCGTAAGCTACTAACAAAAAGACAAGAGTACATACACGAGCAGCACCACCTACTAAAGGACAAGGACGCCTTTATGTACATGATGTACGATGCATGTAATATTTCAAAAAAAATTAAGAAGGTATACGGTATCAACAATAGGCAGATGATGGTGCTGACATTTCTATACAACTTGAGTATGGCTAAGGTTGAGCACATAAATGACTATCTTACATCTATTGCTTGTAACAATATTGGTAAAGTTGTAATTGACTATTTAATAGAGCTTGGTTATGTATTTAAGACACCTGTATTTGAGTATTTTGCTATCACAGACAAAGGAAGGAGAATTGTTGAAAGCGCATATACAGCACTTAGACAAGACTTTTCATACTACGTTAAAAACAGAAAAAGCAAGCGAGACTATATCAGAAAGAAGTACGGAACCAAGTATTCAGATGAAGAAAGGGAAAAGAGAAGCTACCTGTACAAAAAGATGATGATGCCTTTCTGGGAAGGAGGATACAAGGTAATGCCTAAAAACGTAGCCATGCGTATAGACTACATGGCCAACTGGATTTTAAATAGAAAATCAAAAGGACTAGACGTAGACCCGTACTACAATCAGCTGATAGAGAAGTGGAGTAAGTCTCCAGACCTAGAAAAGGTTTAGCAATAATATTCTATATTTGCTTAAAAGGAATAATATGCAATTCTCAAGTTTAGATGAATTGTTAAATCTCTCTTTAGATGCCCCTTCTAAGAAGAAGAAAAGGGAATACGGTCTAAAGGTAGCACAAGGGATTTTCAACTCTGCTGACAGAAACACAGACGGTTACTACGGTAGACGCTATAGACAATGGAGAGCAAACAGAGATTTCTCTTATGGCGTTAACTCCATGAAAGAGTTCATGGACTTGCTTAGAATAGAAGGTAACCAATCATTCATAAACCTAGACTGGACTCCAATTAAGATAGCTCCAAAGTTTGTAGAGATACTGCTTGGACAATTCATGAATAGACGTGAGGTTCCTATCGTGAAAGCTGTAGACGATATGTCTACCAACATGAAGGAAATGGAAAAGCAGGAAGCACGCTTCCGCATGCAGAACAAAGAAAAGATACAGGAGATTGAGGCAGAGATGGGTGAGGTTATTGAATCAAATAAATTTATACCAGAAGATGAAGACGACTTGGCGCTCTACTTTGACCTCGAATATAGACTTCCAGAAGAAATACTTTTTGAGCAAAGGATTAAAAAAGTACTCGATGACAATGACTATCCAATTCTCAAAAGACAAGTACTTCGGGATATCATCGACACCAACTTTGCCTGTACCAAGCTTTACTATGACGCAAACGACAATATCAGAATAAAACGCTGTAAGCCTGAGAACATGATTTATAACGTGTTCGAGACTGACAACGGAAAAGATATTTCTTACATCGGTGAAGTATACCCAATGAAGATATCAGCAATTAGGCGTAAATTCAACATTGATGAAGAAACTCTTTTCACGCTTGCTCAAAAGGCTTCTAGGGAGCTCAAGAGAACTGAAAACTTGTACTGGAAAGATTCCTATAAGTACACCGAAATTCGCCCATATGATGACTATGCAGTACTTGTCTTCGATTTTGAGGTAAAGACTGTAGATATAGAATATTCAGTTAAGACAGAAAACAGGTTTGGAAATATGCTGGTGGTTCCTAAACAAGGTAAGCCAGTAGCTCCAGCCGGTCAAGAGATTGCAGGTGAGGTAATTGAGACTAAGCGCATGAATATCTACCAAGGTATTTGGGTATGCGACACACCTATCATGCTGAAGTGGGATATCAGCCCTAATCAAATTAGACCATACCAAAATGGTGTAGATGTATTTTTCTCCTACTCTGTCATATGCCCTAACGCAACTGGTAGCTTGATTCCTTCTATGATTGAGAAGGCTATGGGGCCTATCCGTCAAATGATTGTTATTCGACTCAAGATGCAGCAGCTGATTGCTACCATGCGTCCTGACGGATACATGATTGATATTTCAGGATTGCGTGACGTAGACTTAGGATTGGGTAACTCTGTAGAGCCACTCAAGCTAATGAAGATATGGGACCAAACAGGTCGTGTATACTGGGATTCAACAGGTGATGATGGAGAGAGAAAATCTCCTCCTATTCAGCCGTTGCCTTCTAACCAGAACGTATCTATGCTGAACACCCTAATCCAGCAATACAACTTTGAACTTGACAGACTTCGTGAAGAGATGGGTATTTCTGAATACAGAGACGGCTCTTCAGTTCCAGTTAAGACTGGTCTTGGTGTAATGCAGAACCAGATTCAATCTTCTAATAACGCTACAGAATACATCTATCAAGGTGCTATGCAGCTGATGGAAGATACATCTAGGAAGGTTTCTATGATGGTTTGGGATAGTGTTGTATTGAAAGCTAAGAAGTTTAAGGAGTTTGAAGGATACGAGATGAGTTTACTTGACATGACATTTGACGTAAAAGTAGACTTAATAAACGACCAGCAATCAAGAATGGAGCTTACACAGCTTCTGAATACTGCACTCCAAGCAGGTCTGGTTACATACGAACAAGCATTTAAAGTTAAACACATAGAAGATACAAAACTTGCAGAGCTCTACCTATCTCGTGTTGTTAAGAAAGCTAAGAA